TTGATGACTCTATGCCTGTTAATACAACTGGTGATGACCCCGTCTATACTACTTATCTGTTCGGCGATGGTGCTATTGAGTACACCAACTGTGGTGCAAAAGTTCCCGCTGAAATGTCTCGTGACCCTAAGACTAATGGTGGTCAGGATACTCTTTACAACCGTCAGAGAAAGTGCTGGTCTCCTTACGGTATTAGCTTTACCATGAACAATGTTTCCACACTTTCGCCTACCGATGCAGAACTTGCAGACGGTTCTAACTGGGAACTTGTAAACACTGGTGGTAATAGCAATAAGAAATATATTAGTCTGAAAGCAATTCCGATTGCTCAGATTAAATCTTTAGGCTAATAAGTACAAAGAAAGGCGGTGACTTCTAATGTATCTTACTTATGAAGAATATACCCAAATGGGCGGCGAATCATTAGAAGTTACCGCCTTTGAGCAATTAGAATTTGAAGCAAGAGCGCAAATTGATTGGTGGACATTTAGCAGACTTAAACGGGATGCCGCAAAAGGCGTAGAAATGCCAGAAGCAGTAAAGCGTTGCATGTTTAAGTTAATCAGTTTATTAGATAAGCAAAACAAAGTAATGCTTATAGATGCTGTTGATGAGGACGGTAATATTGTAAACGGCCTTATGGCACATCAATCTAATGATGGTGTATCCGCTGAATATGGAACTATTACAGGCAACATGGCAGTTCGTGTTATTCAAAGTCAATTAAATGCCGCAATTCAAATGCACTTGCAAGATGTAAAAGATTCGTTGGGTCATAAAGTTCTTTATAGGGGGATATATCCGGGTGAATAGTTACGGTCCTTGGTGGAATACTACACTTACTATCTATAATAAATTTACTGACCCGCAAACAAATATTGTGCGGTGGTATCGTCACGTTGTACACAAAGCATTTTGGAAATATGATGGCGGAGAAGTTACTATTAGTAAAGTAACATTGAAATCAGATGATATTATTTGCCGAATTAGAAAAGATGATGCATTTTTAGAAAAGCATCAGTGGGTAAAAATACCAAATGATGAGATGCATAATTACTTTACATTAGGCGCTGGTGACATTATAGTTCGTGATGAAGTGGACGATGAAATTGATGAGTATACCGCAGGTATGCGTTCAACAGATTTGTTAAAAAAGTATAAAGCACTGCAAGGGTGCATGGAGATTAGAGTTTGGGCAAATAATACAGGTGGTGGTCGAGGAAACGAACACTACTTTGCGAGTGGAAAATAATGGCTATTAAAAAGGGCTATCTTGTTATAAACGCTCATTTACGTAGCGGTTCAGTTCGTAAACGACTATTAGCTGTAATGAGTAATAAGGAGACAATGCGTGAAGTTCATGAAGAACTTAAACAATTTGTTGAACCTTATGTGCCAATGAGTAAGGGCGGCGGCGATTTAAGAAAATCAGCAGAGGTGAAGCCGAGCGGTGTTGTTTATGAGTCGCCATATGCACATTATCAATACGAAGGTGAAGTGTATGGACCCAATTTACCTATATGGCAATATATTAAGGGCGATAAATCAAGTATTATTATAGATTGGCGCTCTGCGCCTGGAACAACAAAGCATCCAATGGGACGCACATTAGGTACTCCAGGAAGATGGAAAGGGTGGAAGTTTGGATACTCAACACCCGACACAACACATCATTGGATGGAAGAGGCGTTTAAAAATGGTGGTAAGGCAAGGTTTAGTAAACGGGCCACTCGTGTAATGAAAGCAAGAGCAAGGAGATTAAATAAGAAATGGTAGATAAGCACCAAGCAGTTATTGATTATTTAATCAACTGCCCTAATATATTAAATAGTCCGCTGTATTTTAATTTTATAAATGCACAGGATGACTCTAATCAGTTTTTAACAAAATCTAATGATAAGTATACCAATACACACTATATTGACGGCAGTGTTGGTAAGTTGTATACTTTTACTATAATAACATTTAAATCTGTTAATAATATTGCTGTAGTAAAAATGCCAGATTATCCAAACGAAAACATGTCTGATTTGACAGATATTCAAGGGTTAATAGATTGGATAAATGAGCAAGATGAATTGCGAAATTTTCCAGATTTTGGAGAAGATTGTATTGTCGAAACAATATCAACTACTACAGATGAGCCGTCATTCGATGGTATAGATGAAGAGACTGAACCTAATTTAGCTGTTTATAGTATAACCATTGAGATTGCATATATTGATATAAGTAAACGACTTTGGAGGTAAGTAACTATGGCTATTTCTGCAATTAATCTGCCCCAACACCAAAGGGCGCCACGTAAATTACTCATTACCGTAGCTGAATGGATGGACGGTTCTAATGAGAAGCGTGAAGTTCTTGGTCGTAGAACAGAAGATTCTAGTATTGAGTATAATGCTGATACTGAGACCACAACTGATGTTTTAGGTATTAACTATACTGATGTTAATAAGACCCAACCGCAACAGGATTTCGACCCCTATCTTATTCTTGGTGGTTCTGAACTTGCGGCGAAGTTAAATGATATTCGTAGACGCAATGCGATTGAGGAACTTTCGCAGTTTACCATCTATATTATTACTGCATATATTGGTTCCGCAAGTGCATATGAAGCTGAAAAGCATGTAAATTGCACTATTGTATACAATAGTCTTGGTGGAGATGTTAATGTCAATATGCCGATTTCTATTTATTTCTCTAACGATATTACACTCGGCACTGTTGATAAGTTATCTGATGACTTCACATTTACACCTGCGGCGTAACTATTAACTAACATATAATAATAGGAGAATAAAGTGGGAACTAAGAAAAAACTTGATGGCGTAGTTGATATTCAGTTTACTATTGATAATCGAAAACAATTTAGAATCAATGGTGATGATAAGCGAATTATTGAACTTGATATAAGTGATTTTGGTATACTTAATCGCTTACGTGAATCTTACCCTCGACTTCAAGAATTGGGTGTTAAGAGTTTTGAATTTGATGATGAAGATGGTGAGAATGTAAAACTCGGTGATTTTGTAGATTCACTTAACGCTATTAATGATGAGATGATTAGCATTATAGATTACATATTTGATTCTAAGGTTGCAAAAGTTTGTGCGGATGGTAAGCCTTTGTATAATATGGTAGCTGGTAAGTTCATTTTTGAAATTATCCTTGATACTCTGTTCAATTTATACTCTGACAATATTCGTGCAGAACTTGGTCAAATGTCACAACGTATGAAGTCTCATACCGATAAGTATACAGGTAATTGATATGTATGAAATACCGACCAAAATTAATATTGGCGGTACTGAATATCAAATAAGAAATAAGGGAGACTACAGAATGGTCTTGGATTGTTTCAGTGCATTGCAGGATGCAAGTCTCAATTCAAACGAAAAGCTATTCTGTAGTCTCATTATTTTTTATGAGGATATAAATAGTATTGCCGATGTAAATAACATTGAAAATTTAGAAGAAGCAATTACAAAAATGTTCGATTTTTTTAATTGCGGGCGTGTACAAAGTATTGGCAAACAAATGAATTATAGGTTAATAGATTGGGAAAAAGATTCTCAGATGATATGTTCAGCAGTAAATAGAGTCGCCAATACAGAAATACGTTCAGAACCCTATATACACTGGTGGACATTTATGGGCTATTATTCTGCTGTTGGAGAATCGCTTTTGTCAAGTGTTGTTTCAATACGAGATAAAATGATGCGAGGTAAAAAATTAGAAAAATATGAACAAGAATTTAGAAGAAATAATCCAGAATATTTTGTTTGGAATACTGATAGCGTAGCTGATGAAGAAGCAGAAGAGTTGTTTAAGCAACTTTGGAATAATGGGGGTGATGTAGATGGAAAGGGATGACATCACATTAAGTGTTGGCATGGAGGCCGATAAAGTTAAACAAAAAGCTGATGAAATAACAAATCAGTTACTTACGGCATTTGATGAATTAAAGAATATGGATACATCACGCTCGGTTGATGCACTTAGCATAGCTATAGATAAAACTATTCTAAAATTATTAGATACCGGCAAACAAATTAGGGCGTTTGATAAAGAATCTGATTCTTTTCTTTCAGCAAAAGCTAAAGTAGAGGATATGACAAAAGCACTTGCAGACGCAAAAACAAGTCTCGAATATGCTTCAAAAGAATTATCCAGAGTAAAAGCTAATGCTGACCCAAATACAGGGATGGTAATGACTGATGATTACAGTGGGTCCGTTAAACAACTTGAAGAATTAGAGACTAAATTTATTGAATTAAGTGATGTACAACGACAGTTTGAAGAAGAAACCAAAAGTTTAAGTGCAACACAACAAGCTGATATATCATACGCTATAACTTGGTATAAGGAACTTGAAGCGGAAATAGCTCGTTTAACCAAAGTGATAAATGACCCGTGGCTTAATGCTGATGAAACTAAAGCCGCGATTGGTATGTCATCTCTTGATGCCGTAATGAGAGTTAGGGAATTACAAAGAGAGTTAGCTGGTATTGAAGAGATAGTTAATAGTATTAAGCAAGATTCTGGATTAACTGATTTTATACCACTCGACTCAATGCAAAGTGCCGAACAAGAAGCATCTGAACTGGCAGATAAAATAAGTGATGTTAGAAATCAAATGTCAGCTTTAGAGGCTTCTAACAAAGCATTTGTACCGCTAAAAGAATCTGAGGATTATAAATCAGCAATACAGCAAGTAAGTGATGCCCAATCAGAAATTGTAAAAAAAGAAAAAGAATTAAAAGACGCACAAGACGAAGTAAATAAGAAAGTAGCTGATGGTACGCAGTTTCGTAGGGGCGAAGAAAAACAAGCCTATGATAAGTTACTCGAAAAACAGAACCAACAGATAAATAACGGTGTAAAGCAACTGCATCAAGTAGATGAGATGCAAGAAAAATTAGAAGGTGTAGAAGATGAGTTAGATGATATAGAAACTGAATTATTATCTATCGGCGATATTTTAAGTAAAAATTTTGGTGATTCTATTATAGATTTTGCTAATAATATAAATAGATTACCAAAAATGGTCGAGGGCGCGGCTGATGATATGGCTAAAAATATATCTGCCGCAATGCCTCCAGCATTTTCAATAGCTTTTCAATCAATATATTCCATTACTAAGGCCGCAGTAAAATTTATAATAAATGAGTATATTAATACAGCAAAACAACTTGCAAGTGTAGCGAAACAAGCCGCAAAGCAGGTTGCAACAACATTAAAAAATGTATTAATAAAAGCAATAAACAGCACAATTACAGCCGTAAAGACTCTAACTAAAGCATTGGCAGGTTTAGCATCTCAAATTATGCTAAATCCAATAAAGAAATTAGCTGAATCTATTGGCAATATAAGAAAAAATGCACAAGATTCTACGCCATCGTTAAAACAAATTGGTCGAATGTTTTTACAATACGGTATTGGTGCAAGGTCATTATATCGACTTATTAACAAGTTACGTACCGCTTTATTTGAGGGATTTGCCGATTTAGCACTTGCGTATGAGCCATTTAATGAGGCAATGTCAAGAATAATGACTGCACTTGAGTATTTGAAAAACTCTTTTGCGGCGGCATTTGCTCCTATTGTTGAATATGTCGCTCCGGCATTATCAGTGTTCATTACAAAAGTAGCAGAAGCAGTTCAGTGGATTGGTCAGCTTATTGCGGCGCTCACTGGCAAAGAATTTGTTATGGCAATGCCTGTTTGGAAAGATTACGCACAAAGCACAAGTGCTGGTGCGGCGGCGGCTAAAGAACAGGCAAATGCAGATAAAAATGCGGCGAAAGCGGCTAACGATGCGGCAAAGGCAGAAGCTAAACGTAATAAACAGCTTGAAAAATATAAAAAGACCATAGCAGGTTTTGATGATGTTGAATTATTAAAAGTGCCTGATGAAAATGAATCCACAACTGATGGCACATCTCCTAAAGATTATGATTTTAGTACGCCAACACTCGATGGCGTTTTACAAAAATTTACAGTCGGCGGACCAATTCAAGATGGCATTAAAAAATTTGCGGATTTACTTAAAAAGGCTTGGGAAACTGCTGATGCCTATGATTTAGGACAACTTGTCAATAAACAATTAGGTAATTTACTTAAAGCGTTTAATGATAACATTCCAAAAATTCAAGAGTTTTTTGGTAGAATTGCTCGTGTCATAGCATCGTTCTTAGCAGGATTTTTAAGTATTCAAGATACATTTAGACAACTTGGTTTAGCTATAGCCAATGTAATCAATACGATATTTAAAACTGCCCAAGAATTTCTTAGAACATTTATGAATTATGATGGATTTAAGAATCTTGGTAAAGCTATTTATAACACAATTATGGTAGGACTGGCTTTTATAAACTGGGATACTATTTATGATGTGTTTAGAATGATGGGCATAGGAATTGCACAAGTTCTTAATGAGACTATAGCAAAACCCGAACTTTGGTATCAAATATTTAATACACTCTGCAATGCAATTAGAGCATTACTAATAAGAGCGGCGAACTTCACTACAACACTTCATTGGAATGAAATTGGTGAAGCTATAGCATATGGCATTAATACTGCTATTGATAATTTCCCGTTTGAATTGTTGTCAAGTACATTAGCGAACTTTGTTATGGGCATATTCTCACTGCTCTATAACCTCATAACAAATATACATTGGTATGAACTTGGAACTAAAATAGGACGTTCTATTGTTGATTTTGTCAGCAAAGTAGACTGGAACTATGTACTTAATACATTCTTAGAATTTATTAGAGGAATATTTAGAAGTGCACAAGGAGTCATAGACACAATACCATTTGCGAAATTAGGAACTGGCATAGGAATACTTATTGCTACTGCTATTCAAAATTTCCCTGCACAAGAAATATTCCACGCTGTTGCGACTTTCATTAATGGTATATTTACAACACTCGGCAATATTCGTGGCAATATTAATTGGAAACAACTTGGAAATAAAATCGGTGATGATATAATGAGTTTCTTCCGAGATATAAAATGGAAAGAAAACGGCGCAAGTTTAGGTTCATTCTTACAAGGTATGTTTGAGACATTAAAGGGAATAGGAGAAACTATAAACTTTAATGAGATTGCACAAGATGTAGTTGATTTTATAACGGGATTCTTTAGTGAGTTTGATTGGCAAGATAATCTCGATACATTATTAGGATTATTAAATCGACTTCTCGCCGCTTTCCAAAACGCTGTATCAGATACAGATTGGGAAGATATAATTGATTCAATACGTGAATATATTGAAACATCTCCAGAAGTTAAGAAGTTTTTAGAGAATGTTTGGACAACTATTTCCAATATTGCTAAAGCAAAACTTGATTTAAAGTGGACACTATTTACCAGTTTAGGTGGAAAACTACTTGCTTACATATTAAAGGGTATCGCTGATGCTATTAAAGGTTTAACGCCGATTGGATGGTTTGAAAAATGGGTAATTAAACCTATACATGACGGCATATCTGATGCTGGTAAGTTAAATTCAAAATCTGATTCTAAGTTTAGTCCTTTAGGTGCGTCAATGATTGGCGCAGTTCAAGGTGGTGCAGATGGTATTTTAGCTGGTATTGGTGGCTGGGCTAAGAGTCATGTGTTTGACCCCTTCCACGGTGGTTTAAACAGTGCTTTTGGTATAGCTGGTAACATAGCTAAAAATTTCACAGATGTTGGTTCGTCAGCAGTGAGCGGCGTTAAATCTGGCGCAGATTCAGAAACACCACAACTTAATACTACTGCACAATCAATCAACACTAATATGCAATCCGCATTAGCCGCAGGAGACTGGTCAGGTATAGGTAGTACTGCTGTCAATGCTGTTAATGCTGGTATGGCGAGTGTACGTGATATTATTCGTGCTACATCTGTATCTATACAAGAAGCTATATACAATGCATTAAATTCTGGAAATTGGGGCGATATAGGTAGTAATATAGGCGAAGCCCTCAATACTTCTCTTAGTAGTGCATCAGAAACATTATCTACATCTGCCGGCAATATAGGTTCTAACATATATGATGCTATCAATAGTATGAACTGGTCAGATTTAGGAACTAATCTACTTGCTGGTATTAGTAATGGTATGGATAGCGGCTGGGACGATTTAGCGACAAAAGCGTGGAATTTAGCTGTTGATTTATATAATACTGCCTGTGAAGCGTTAGACATTGGTTCTCCTTCTAAATTATTTAGAGATAAAGTTGGTGAAATGATTCCTGCTGGTATTGGCGTTGGTATCGAAGCTAATGCCGATAGCGCACTTGGAGCAGTTAGTGATTTATCTGATAGCTTAGTAAATACTGCGAAGGGTATTAAAATACCGCCTATAGCAATGGGAGAAGTTATACCTTATAACATTGCTACCAATCAAGATAGCACACAAACAGCTTTAAATACATTAGCCGATATGATACAATCATTACAGAGCAGTATGGTAACAGAAGAAACACTCGATAGAGCAATAGCAAATGTAATTGCTAATATGCCTGATTTCTATATCGGACAAGAAAAACTTGCACGTATAGTTAGACAAGGTAACAGCATGTTAGATAGACGCTATGGTTATTAATGAAATGGAGGTGTAGGCGTGGCAATATCAAGGAGACCTTTTAAAATTGATGGTGTAACTATTCCTACACCTTCTGAATACACATATAATGAAGAAGATTTATCCACAGAAGGTGTTACTGGCAGAACACTTGACGGCGTTATGCATAAAGATGTTGTAGCAGTAAAAGACACATACTCATGTACTTGGAAAAGTCTTTCATGGCAAGATGCGGCGACATTACTCACCGCAGTAAGGGGAAAAACACGGGTCAGCTTTACACATGCTGACCCACGAGTTCCCAATAATTTTATTACAAAAACTTTTTATATTGGCAAACGTGAAGCCGTTGTAAATAGCCTAAATCACCCAACAGTTACTTGGAAAAATATAAAGATGACATTTATTGAAATTTAAGGAGCAACATGATAAACGTATCTTCTGAATTTAAACGATTATTATATAGCGGAGAGGGAAATTTCGTTGTCGATGCTACAATAACATTATCCAATAATACCGTTCTTAATGTATCTAATTCACGTATTATGAGTAACGGTTTAGAAATAGATGATGCTGTTGGTGACGATAATGATTTTAACTGTATAGGCTCTACTATTGTAAATGGATGTGAATTAATTCTTTATAACAATGATGAGATTTATTCAAATTATGACTTCATAAATGCCAAAGTAAGTATTGTCGTTAAGCTAATGACAAGTAATGGTTATGAGCCTGTACAAAAGGGAACTTATACAGTAGATGCGGCTACTTTTAGTGATGTGTCTGTCACTTTGACATTATTAGATAATATGTGTCAATTTGACAGACCGTATGATTCATATGGCATATATAACGCTAATACAACGATTTATGATGTTGTATTGGATGCTTGTACAAAATGTGGTGTTACACCAGCGTCATCAATGACAAACATGCCAAACAAAACTTTTGTTGTTGCTGGTAAGCCTAAAGACAATACTACTTATAGAGAAGTAATTGGTTGGTGTGCGGCAATAGCGGGTTGTTTTGCAAGTTGTACTCCTGACGGTAAACTTGAATTTGCATGGTTCGATGTTGGCAAGTTTGACTTAGACGAAGGCACAGATGGCGGTGTATTTGATAGTCACACACCATATTACAGCACAGGAGATACACTTAACGGCGGCACATTTAATCCATGGAATGACCCGACTAATACTGACGGTGGATTATTTACTGACAGAAGCGGTATTCATCATATATCAGCACTTATGTCACAGAATATTGGAGTTGATGATGTAGTAATTACTGCCGTACAAATTGCTTATGATGTAGAAACCGATAACAAAGTAGAGACAAAATACTATCCAGCAACAATAGCGAACGATAAATATGTAATTTCTATAGATTCAATACCTTTTATTAATGCTGATAATGTGGAGAGTTTTTACAATACACTATCAGCTAAATTGATTGGATTATCATTTAGAACATGCAATGTTACACAGACACATGACCCAACTATTGAAGCCGGTGACATTGCTTGGTTATGGGATACAAAAGGAGAAAAACATAGAGTATTAATCACTCGTACTACATTTGCTGTAGCCGGTTTACAGACTATTGTATGTGGTGCTAAAACACCTGCGAGAAATAGTGCTACCCAAATGACAGCACTCGCAAAGGCAAATGCGCGGTCAAATAGACGATTAAATGAAGAAAAGTCCATTCGCCAACAATTAGAAACTAATTTTAATAATTATGTTGCAAATGCGTCAGGATTATATCTCTCTGAAATAGTACAAAGTGGAACTAACGCACGTATTATTTATGGTCATGATAAACCTTTACTTGCTGAATCTACAATGGTTCTTAAAATAAGTAACGGTGCAATATCCATGACTGCTAATTATAGTGGTAATGATGCGACTACTACGTGGTATGGTTTTCAATTTGATGGTACTTGGCTCGCTAATATTATATCTACTGTAAATTTATTTTTTGAGTACGCTCATGGCGGAACTCTTAAACTCGGCGGTGCCGGAAACGGAAATGGACTCCTGGAAGTATATGATGCGAACAATCAAAAAATTGGAGGGTGGGATAATACCGGTATAGATGCTACTGGTGATTTTGTAATAGAAAAACTTTTTAACAACAAAAAAATGCAAACCTATATAGGGGATTTTAAAGCAAGAGATTACAACATAGTTGATGGAAATTCAAGAAGTTTTTCAACTTCAGGATTTTGCGTAAAATATAATCGCAGTGGACTACCAAATAAATTCGGAATTACTACAGCAGGAACGATATTTATTGAACAAACAAATTCATCCGCATATGATGGCGTAGTAGATTCTTGGGGAACTGGAGACATACAATATATCGTACATGGTAGAGACAAAGATTATATATATACGTGCACTGTCAACAATTTCCTCTCAATACGCAAAGCGACGTGGAACACACCAAGTGATGAAGATGCAACTTCAAGATTTATTGATACACATTTTACTTTCCGTATAGATGATAATGGTACTTCCTTTAACGGTAATTATTTCCAAAGCAGTTCTTCTAAACGATATAAACATGACATAAATTATGCTCTTACGTCAGACCGTGATGCACACAGATTGCTTGAACTGCCAGTGGCGGAATTTGTATTCAACAAAGACCACCCACCGCAGTACGCAGACATGAAAGGCAAGACAGTCCCTGGAATCATAGCAGAGGATGTAGAAAAGATTTATCCATCCGCAACAATCCACAAAGACGGACAGGTAGAATCGTGGGATGAAAGACGAATCATCCCCGGTATGCTTGCTCTCATACAGGAGCAGGACAAAAAGATACAGGAGTTAGAAAATAAACTTGAAAAACTTGAACAGATGATATTAAATTTAATGTAGCGTAGTAATTAATAAATAAAGGAGTAGTAGATGGCTATACAATTAAGGCGAGGGTCATATGAAAATTTTGACCCACAAAAAATGAAGCCAGCAGAAGTTGGTGTTGTTCAAAGTGGCGACCCTACTTCCGCAGATGGTAAAGCTGTATATGTAGCTATTCAGTCTGGTGATGTGAAACGTATGGCTTCTCTTGATGAGTTAGAAGATTATAACGACCAGAGCGAAGCTATATTACAGCAAGTACAGACTCAAAACACTACAATACAACAAGTTTACCAGCGTACTAATGAACGTGCTACAGACGCAGAACAAGCGGCAAGTGACGCAGAGCAATTAAAGGCTGATACACAGCAACTTAAAACTGATGTACAAACCTTATATAGTAACGCTGAAAGTGCTATACAAGACTATACAGCAACGGCAGAGCAGTCTATAGCGTCTACTCTTGCCGATGCTCAAAGTGCAATAGCTGACGCACAACAAGACGGTATAGATGCAGTAGAGCAAGTATATCAGCAACGTGAAGCGGAAATAAATGCAAAAGTAGACCAGATGATTGCTACTAAAACTTCCGCAGAACAAATTGCTACAGAGGCAAGAAATAAAGCTGATAATCTTGAAAACGAACTATCCGAAGTAGCTTCTAAAACTGACCGCAACCAACAGAAACTTACTCAACTATCAGGTGAAGTCGATGATATGATTCACTCTTGGTATATTAATGTCAAGAACGAACTCATTTTTACTGATGCTGATGGTAATCCAATAGGTGAACCAATTTCTGGAATCGGCGGAGGTGGTGGAAGCGGCGGCGGAGGCAGTACTACCAATGCTGAAATGAAAGCTACTAACACTACAGGATGGATTTCAAATAGTGTATCTAAAGGTGCGCCGGTTTCTGTTCGTGTAACTTGGTATTCTGTTGAAAATGATTTACCTACAGGTAATGGTGTAGTATCTATTACTGTTAATGGATTAATAAAAGCTACATATGAAGTTCCACAAGGAGAAATTGTATTTGATTTAACTAACTATCTTAGTTCGGGAAGTAACAACGTAAAGATAGGATTTACTGATGTTTATGACCAAAGAAGAGTAGTTGGTTTTAATATATCTGTACTTGATTTACGTATAGAATCTTCTTTCAATACTGCCGTTCCTTTTGATGGTGTTATTCCTTTCCCGTTTACACCTTATGGTGATATTGAAAAAGCAATAAGCATTGAAGTAGATAATATAGTTATCCACACTCAGAATACAAGTTCTTCTGGTAGGCAGATGAACTATACTATTCCAGCACAAAGTCATGGCGCACACACTTTACGTGCATACTTTGATTGTGAGGTTAATAATCAAACAGTTCGTTCCAATGTTCTTTATTATGAGTTTATCTCATTAGAAACAATGAACGACACTCCGATTATTATAAGTAACTTTACTTCAACAACTGCAAAACAATACGAAAATATTATTATTCCGTATCGTGTTTATACACCAATATCTGAAACTACAGCGGTAGAAATTTCTGTAAATAACTCTGTCGTAGCAACACCTGTGGTAGATAGAGCAGAGCAAACATTTACATATAGAGCAAATACCGCAGGAACAAATACTATTGTTATCAGAGCAGGAGAAGTTACTAAAACATTTACTCTTAATGTATCTGAATCTTCTGTTATCATTCAGCCTGAAACTGAAAACTTAGCATTGTATCTTTCCGCAGAGGGAAGAAATAATAACGAAGTTGGTCGTGATGTTTGGGCATATAATAATATAAGTGCTACATTTACGAACTTTAACTGGCGTAGAGATGGTTGGCAACAAGATAGTGAAGGTGCAACTGTATTACGTTTATCTGATGATGCAAGATTAACTATACCGTATAATATATTCGGCACAGATTTTAAGAACACAGGTAAAACAATAGAAATTGAATTTGGTACAAGTAACGTATCAAACTACAATTCTGTTATTATTTCTTGTATGTCTGATAATATCGGATTACAGCTTACATCACAGGAAGTTATTTTTAGAGGAGCGCAGACTTCTACCAACCAGCTTTATAAAGACAATGAGCATATAAGAGTATCATTTGTTGTCCAAAAGCAGACAACTATCAGCAGATTGATTCTTATTTATATTAACGGAATCATGAGCAGAGCCATTCAGTATGCTTCTGGTGAAAGATTCTCACAACTTAATCCAGTCGGTATTACTATAGGTTCTAATGATTGTGATGTTGATATATACAATATCAGAGTCTATGATAATGATTTGTCCAGAAAACAGGTACTTAATAACTGGATTGCTGACGCACAAATCGGCTCAACGATGATAGATAGATACAACCACAACAATGTTTATGATGCATCTGATAATATAACAGTCAACACTTTACCAAAAGATGTTCCTTATTTCATTCTTGAAGCCGCAGAACTTCCGCAATTCAAGGGCGATAAAAAGACTATAACTGGTAGATATGTTGACCCCGTTTATTCATCTCGCTCATTTACATTTACAGGTTGTCAAATAAATGTTCAAGGTACTTCTTCTGCACCATACTTCCGCAAGAACTATGATATGCAGTTTAAGCAGGGGTTCGTAACTCCAAGCGGTACATTAGAAACATATGAACTTAGACCCGGCTCAATACCTTTTAACAGATTTGTTTTAAAAGCTGATGTTGCATCTTCTGAATCGGCTAATAATACAAAACTGACAATGTTCTATAACGATACTTGTCCTTATAAAACACCAGAAATGCGTGCAAATAGTAAAGTACGTTGGGGCATTGAGGGTATTCCGATTGTCGTATTTTGGTATGATACAGAGAATCAGACAACTAATTTCTTAGGTAAGTATAACTTCAACTTACCGAAACGTGCGCCCACTCCTCTTGGATATTCAGGCAACATGGAATCCTGGGAGTGGCAGAGAAATAACTCTGATAATGTAAAATTCAAAGATGATGATTTTACATCAACATACTTTGATAATGACCAACAGACATACTTACCGTCTTGGTACCAAGACTTTGAAGCACGTATGCCCTCTGATGAGTGGAGAGATTATTCACAACTTAAAGAAATGATTTCTTGGGTTAAATCTACTTATCGTGAACAAGCTACTGGTGATGCGCTTGCTGAACCTGTTACGTATACTATGAATACAAATACAACTGTTATTCCGTATAGTACAGATAATAGTTTTACAGTAGTAAAAGAAACTTCTGGTGGTGCTGAAACTGGTAATTTCATTATTACATTTACTAAAGATACAGCGGCTTATAGATTAACAAAATTTAGGGCTGAATTTG